GCAGTAACAGGTAAGGTAAAGAAAGGTAGCAAGGCAGCAAAAAGGCGTAAGTCTTATTGTGCAAGGTCTTTAGGACAACTAAAGAAAAGCTCTGCTAAAACTAAAAATAACCCTAATTCAAGAATTAGGCAAGCAAGAAAAAGGTGGAAATGCTAATGGCTAAAACAGGATTGTACGCAAATATAAACGCTAGAAAAAAGAAAGGAATCAGTAGACCTAAAAGCAAATCTACTATTACTGCTAAAGCATTTAAAAACATGAAAGCAGGATTTCCCAAAAAGAAAAAGTGATTAGCCAAGAGTTAATTGAAGAAGAAATAAGAGATTGGTCAAAAGAAGTATTAGAAACTGAAGAACCAGTTTGTCCTTTTGCAAAAAAAACTTGGGAAGAAGAAAGGGTAGACATTGTTTTATCAAAATGTATTTATTGGGAGGACTTAATAAATATTGGTAGAGACTTTCCCAAAGACAAACACGTTGTAATATATTGTGATACAAACATGGATATAGATGTTTTTCATTTTGACAGCAGAATATCTATGCTAAACAGCTTTTTAAATCCAATAAACTTATGGGTTATGGGATTTCATCAAGACCATGATGAGAAAGATGTGGTGATACAAGAACATTTTGAGCCACATTTTGATGAAAGTTATAATATGCTATTTATGCAAAGATTAGACGAATTAAACAAAGCATCTGAAAGATTGGAAAAAATAGGTTATTATAATAATTGGAATCAAGAAGATTTCCAAAACATTCTAAATAGAAGGAGTAAATGATGGCAAAATCATTAAAAGGTTTAAAAAAATTAGTAGGTAGTTTGTCTAGTTCAGACAAGTCTGAATTAGCTAAGTCCATGAAAAACAGCAGTATTGTAAAAATGGCAGGTGGTGGCGGAGCTACCATGAAGTCAGGCGTTGTTAAGTTGGGCATGGGTGGCGCACCTAAATCAGGTGTTATGAAAAGAAACATGGGCGGAGCAGCTAAATCAGGTGTTATGAAAAGAAATATGGGTGGAGCAGCTAAGTCAGGCGTTATGAAAAGAAACATGGGCGGAGCAGCTAAAGCAGGTGTCATGAAAAGAAACATGGGCGGAGCAGCTAAATCAGGCGTTATGAAAAGAAATATGGGCGGAGCAGCTAAGTCAGGTGTTAAGAAGCTAGGCAGAGGCGGAAAACTTAAGAAGTAAATTATGGCAGTATCAGGTTCAAAAAACTTTGAATTAGATGTCGCTGACTATATTGAAGAGGCATTTGAAAGATGTGGCTTAGAGCTAAGAACTGCTTACGACCTAAGAACGGCTAGAAGAAGTTTAAACTTACTACTAGCAGAATGGGCAAACCGTGGTTTGAACCAGTGGACTATAAAAGAGAAAACCATAGCCATGGTTGCAGGTACAACTTCTTATAATATTGACCAAACAGATAGCACAGCAGCAATTGATGTCTTAGATGCATTTATGAGACAAACCGTAAATTCTGAAAACACAGACATCCAAATGACAAGATTGTCGCGAAGTGATTATTCTGCTGTACCTAACAAATCATCAACAGGAACGCCTTTGCAGTTCTTTGTAGATAAACAAATATCACCAGTAATAAGTGTGTACCCAACTCCGGATGCAAACACTACATATACTGTACATTTAAACGTGCTTACAAGAATGGATGATGTAGATGCAGCTACTAACACGTTACAGTTACCGTTTAGGTTTTACCCATGTCTAGCAGCAGGTCTTGCTTACTACATATCAATTAAAAAAAGTCCTGAAAGAACAGGATTGCTAAAACAAATATATGAAGAAGAGTTCCAAAGAGCTTTAGATACAGACGAAGACAGAGCTTCTTTAAACATAACTCCTAATATATCTAACTACAACATAGCATAATGGCTTTTGCATCCAACAAAAACGCTTATGCAATTTGCGATAGATGTGGCTTTAGGTATGGTTTAAGAGAATTGCGTAAGGAGTGGAATGGCTTAAAAACATGTCCTGAGTGCTATGAGTCTAAACATCCACAACTAAATCCAGTAAGAAAAGTGGCTGACCCACAAGCAGTTAGAGAGCCAAGACCTGATATAAGTGTATCGCCAAAAAGTTTTACGGTATATACAAACTATGACCTAGGAATAATAGGTAAACAATTGACCATACCTGACAGCATGACAAGTGCTGTAGGTACAGTTACAATAACTACATCATGAGTTTTACACTATCTACATTAAAAACTACGATACAAGATTATTTAGAAAGTGATGAAACAACTTTTGTAAATAATTTAAATACTATTATTTTACAAGCAGAAGAAAGAATACTTAAATCAGTACAAATACCTGACCAAAGAAAAAACGTACAGGGTAATGTCTCACAGAATAATAGGTTTTTAAATACACCTACTGATTTTTTAGCACCGTTCTCATTGGCTGTAATAAGCTCAAACAACTACGATTACTTGGATTTAAAACACAATTCGTTTATAAAAGAATTTGTTACCGATACAACAACAAGAGGAAAGCCAAGATATTACGCTATATTCGACCAAGGCTCTTTTGAAATAGCTCCTGTACCTGACACAAATTATTCTATGGAATTACACTATTTGGCACAGCCTGCATCATTGACTGCAGGTGGTGACTCAGGAACCACATATTTGTCTACAGATGCACCTGACACCCTGCTATACGGTTGTTTACTAGAAGGTGCAGTGTTTTTAAAACTAGACCCAAAAGACATTGGTTTATATGAAGCAAGATTTAAAGAAAGTTTATTAAGATTAAAGAACCTAGGTGAGGGTAGAGATACTAGGGACGAAATGAGGTATGATTCACTAAGAACAAATGTAACATAAGTTTCAGTTAAGGAGAGATAATATGAAACCAATCAAAAAACTTAAAGGTAAAACTGTAGCTATTGTCGGTCTAGGCAAAAGTTGGTTTGACTACAACCTAGCAAAATCACATAGTGTAAAATTTGATGAAGTATGGGCAATTAATGCTGTAGCTTCAGTAATATTTCATGACCGTGTATTTATGATGGACCCACCTAGCAGGTTTCTTGATACACAAGATGCAGGCGGTCAAACCGATTGCATGAAAGAGCTATTAACAAATCACAATAAACCTATTTACACATGTGAAAACGATGCAAGATGTAAGAACCTTGTTGAATATCCAGTACAAGAGATAGTCAAAGAAACTAATTGTCATTATCTAAATAACACTGTGGCTTATGCAGTTGCCTTTGCTTATTGGAATGATGTAGCTAATATAAAGCTATTTGGTATAGATTTTACATATAAGAATAACTTATATTTTGCAGAAGCAGGAAGAGCTTGCGTAGAGTTTTGGCTCGTAAAATGTATGGAAAAAGGTATTCAGGTTGAGGTAGCATCTAGTAGTTCATTGCTAGATACCAACATACCCGGTGAACAGAGACTATATGGATATCATCGTTTGCGTGACCCTTATGTTCCTGTTCAGGGTAAAGATGGCTTGGAAGTAAAAAAAATAAGTGAGCTTAAAGTTCAAAAAAAACAAAGACTACCACAAATTGCAGATAGGTATGATAGTCATTTAAAGCCACCGGAGCCAACTGAATGGTAATAAAAATAACACCTGACGGTGTGCCTGAACTAGGCATGGTTGAAGTAGTCACAACTAAGTTTGGTGGGCATCCACCTGAGTTTTGGGCAAAGCAATTGACAGAAAAAATAGTTAGTTTTTCGGACGATAATGAGGAACATGTTAAAGCTCAGGCTAGAGCTTACCAAGATTTAATTTACCAAGTTTGTTTGATATATATTAAAAATGCTATAAAATCTTATAAGGCTACCTTAATTCAAGATTTATCTAGTGGAGGTAGTGAAGATTTAGCAAAAATAATAAAAGGTATTTAATATGGCAATTACATCTACTCTTACAACAAGCTTTAAAGTAGAGCTTTTGACAGGAACACATAACTTTACCAACTCAAGTGGTAATAGTTTTAAATTGGCTTTGTACACTAGTTCGGCTACTTTAGGTGCTACCACAACTGCTTTTACAACTACAGGACAAGCAAGTGGTACCAACTATACATCAGGTGGAGCTGCATTAACCAATGTAACGCCTTCTGCTACTGGAACTACTGCAGTGACTGACTTTTCCGACTTAACATTTAGTACAGCTACCATTACAGCTAGAGGTTGTATGATTTACAACGACACTAACAGTGATAAATCAGTAGCAACTATTGACTTTGGTGGAGACAAGACATCAACAGCAGGTGACTTTACTATAGTATTTCCTGCTAAAGCAGCAGCAACAGCTATTATAAGAATAGCTTAAAGATGAAACATGCCGTTCGCAAAGTTTCAATTTAAAGCAGGAATAGACAGAGAAGGGACTAATTACACCAATGCAGGTGGTTGGTTTGATGCTTCTCTTGTCAGATTTCGCAAAGGCTTTGTAGAAAAAATAGGCGGTTGGACAAAACAAACTGCTACATCATTTTTAGGTACATGTCGTAACCTATTTCCATGGATATCATTAGAGGGCAATAAATATCTATATATTGGCACTCATTTAAAAGCATACATATTAGAAGGCACAAGCCTTAACGACATTACCCCTATAAGAGCAACAACAACCAACGGTATAACCTTTGCAGCAACAAATAACTCTGCAACCATTACTGCTACAGATTCTACTCATGGAGTTGTCGTAAATGATTTTTTAACAATAAGTGGTGCAGCAAGCCTTGGTGGTAATATTACGGCAGCCGTTTTAAATCAAGAATATCAAGTCGTATCAGTACCCAGTGCAAATACATTTACTTTTACAGCCACAGCTACAGCAAATGGCAGTGATACTGGTAATGGTGGTTCAGGAGCAGATGCTGCTTATCAATTAACTGTAGGCTTGGATGTGTTTATACAATCTACAGGATTTGGCTCAGGTACTTGGGGTCAAGGTGCTTATGGTGCCTCAACAAGCTTAAGCTTTGCCAACCAATTAAGATTATGGTCGTCTGATAATTTTGGTGAAGATTTAATATTACATCCAAGAGGTGGTGGTATTTTTTATTGGGATGAGTCTAATGGTACTTCTACAAGAGCTGTAAATATAACCTCACTGTCGGGTGCAAACTTATCACCTACGGTTGGTCTACAAACCATAGTAAGTGACACAGATAGGCATGTAATTGTATTAGGTGCTGACCCAATATCAGGTGGTGCAAGAACAGGTGTGGTTGACCCTATGAACATAGCCTTTTCTGACCAAGAAAGCATTACTGAATGGGAGGCAAAAACTACAAATACAGCAGGCTCTCTGCGACTATCTTCAGGTAGTGAAATTAGAGGTGGCTTAAGAGCAAGACAAGAAACATTAATATGGACCGATACTTCTATGTACAGCATGCAGTTTGTAGGACCACCATTAACCTTTGCAGTCAATTTAATTAATGAAGGTACAGGTATGATTGGACCTAATGCTGCTATCAACTCTCCTAATGGTGTTTTTTGGATGGGTGATGATGGTTTCTATTCTTACAACGGAGCAGTTCAAAAACTACCTTGTAGCGTCTTAAGTTATGTACAAGAAGATTTAGATTTGGGTCAGGCATTTAAGGTATTTGCATTATTAAATAAAGAGTTTAACGAGGTATGGTGGTTTTATCCTGCACAAAGCGATGGCACAAATGAAGTTTCAAGGTATGTAATATACAACTATTTAGAAGGCGTTTGGTCTATAGGTCAGTTAGTAAGAACGGCTTGGGTTGACCAAAATGTATTTGAAAAACCATTGGCTGTTGTTGATAACTTTTTATACAGACAAGAAGATGGGGATGACGATGATGGTTCTCCTATGGATGGAGTCTTTATTGAAAGCTCAGACTTTGACTTACAAGAGGGCAATAGCTTTACATTTATTAGAAGAATAATGCCTGATGTAAAATTTTATGGTACTAATGTAAGCACAGGTGTTCCACAGATTAATATGTTGCTTAAAACTAGAAACGCACCTAGCGAATCTTTAACTACTAAAGCAACCACAGATATATCTAATAACACCGACCAAGTACATGTAAGAGCAAGAGGCAGACAAGCCGTGTTGAGGTTGCAAAGCGATGATGATGCTGCAGTGGGTAACAGAACAGGTTATAAGTGGAGATTAGGATATACAAGACTAGATATCCAACCTGACGGTAGAAGGTAATGGCTAAGTTATTGCCAAGCAGGCTACCTTTAGCAACACAAGAGGTAACGCCTGAAGTCTTTAATAGACTGGTTAGAGTTTTAGAAATAAACCTTGGTCAATTTGACCCTAACAGCACGCCTAGGTTTAATGATACAGAACTAGCAGAATTGAATTTTGTACAAGGTGATGTAATATGGAATACAACACTTAATGTATTACAGGTGTATAACGGCAATGAATGGATTGATTTGACGTTATTTGATGAACAAGGATATGAGGCAACAGCTAGCTTAGGCTTTGTCTCTGTTATAACTGGTGGTAATATATCAGTAAATATTAGATAGGAAATTAATATGGCAGAATTAAAAGATATGATTGAAAGGTTAAAAGGCGAGATAACAGGTCCGGGCGTTATGTCGGATAGAGAGGCTGCGAAATTAGGTGAAGTGTTGGAAACTGCTGATGGAAATTTGTTTCGAGAGCTTATTGTTGACAATAGGGTTGTATATGTAGGAAACGGAAAATCATTGTCAGAACAAGAATTTAAAATGCTACATCCAAACGCACGACCTGTAATAAGTCAAAAAGACATGAATACAGAAATGCTATCTCCAAACGCACCACCTGTCATGGGTCAGGATAGAGGTAGATTTGTTCCAACGCTAGACCAAGCTTACAAAATGGTGGAGGGTCCGATGTCTAGTATAGAAGAAAAGATTATTCTTGAGAATTTTCCGTTCTTAATGGAGGGAGATAACGAACCTAGGATGCAAGAAAGGTCTTCTGAGAACCGAATGTTTACTATACAAAATAAAATTGACAACCTTACAAATGAGTACGATATGAATGTAAGGAATCAACAATACGAGCAAGCACAACAAATTGCTGATGTTATAGACCAACTGCAACAACAGAAAATTGCTATACAGGTTAAATTAGGTGACCAACAAATGATGTCTCAGCAATCCAACTCAGGTGGTATTGGAGCTTTTGCTGACGGTGGCGAAGCTACGGCACCTCAAATGTCAAATGAGCAGGGCATGGCTGAAATAGAAATGTCTAAAGAACAAGTTATGCAAGAAATATTTATACCATTGGCTGAAAATGGCTATGAGCAAGAAGTTATGGCTATATTAAATAACCCAATAGATTCAGAAGTATCTATGCAGGCACAACAAGTATTAGCACAAGTTCTAAGTCAAGACCCTGAGTTTGACATGGAGGACTTTCAAATGGCTGTTTCTTTAGTAGCACCACAATAAAGTTGTTAGATGTTGGCTGAAACTAACATAGAAGAAGAATATAAGTTAAAGAACCTTTTATTAAGTTTCCCATCTGATTGGTATGTAGAAAAAGATACTTTAGAAAAAGCTAAAGCTACTTTGCCAATACTGAGTAATTTCTATAACAATCACACAGGCTCACTGGATGACTTACCTCTTAACACTATAATTAAAGAGCCATTGCCTGATGTGCATACTGTACCTTTGTTTAGCAAAGAGCTGTGTAATTTACTAGTTAATGAAATGCATAACATGACAGAGCATTTTGGTTTTGAGCCAAACGAAGAGGAAGACGAGCTAAGACAAATACCTGAAATAGTTTTATACGACAAATGTCCACAACTGTATCATTCTTTAATGCAGGTGGTTGATTCGGTTATAAATCCAATATTACTAAGTATTTGGAATAGGCATGTGACAGGTGGTAACATACAAATAGCAAATTACAATTTAAAAGACAAGAAACAAGGAGCTTGGCATCATGATGCTAGTTCTGATATAAGTATAGTGGTGCCTCTAAATACAGGAGATTATGAGGGTGGTGGCACTGAGTTTATGAGAAAAGGAACTGTTGCGCCTTTGCCTACAGGCAATGGGTTAATCTTTCCTAGTCTCACTCACATGCATAGAGGATTACCTGTCATAAGCGGTGACAGGTACTTATTGGTTTTTTGGCTTGTGTGTAAAGACGAGTCAAAAGAATATATGAAAGAATTTGTGCAAGAAGTTAGTCAAAACCATGTTAAATAGGGTAAAATTTTAAAATGATGAATAGAATCGACAACAGTGGCGAAGGAATAGCAAGACTCGGCAGAGATGAAGATAATTATTTAGCACACGTTGCACAAGGCGAGATGGTGGTTCCACCAGTTATAACGCCGGAAACAAGACAAAGATTAGAACAGGATATGATGAACATGGGTTTAGACCCTAACGAATATACTGTTGGTGGTGGTATGTCTATTAATCCAATTACAGGTAATCCTGAATTTGGTTTCTTAAAGAAGATAGCAAAAGGTTTAAAAAAGGTTATTAAAAAGATAGCACCAGTAGCTGCAGTAATACCCGGACCATGGCAAGGACCTGCAATTGCGTATAACAGAGGAAGAGCTGTTATAAACATAGCAAAAGGTGAGGGTGGTATTGGCGACCTTATGACTGCTTTTACACCTAACAAAGCATACACAGGTGGCAAAACAGGTAACATTTTTGGTAATACAAAAGAGTTTTTCACCAAAGGTGCAGATGGCATTGGCTTCCTTGGGAACATGCAAAAAGGTATTGGTGGTTTAAGAGATAAAGCAGGAGAGTTTTTATACAAAGGCACGGATGACACAAATCTTTTTGGAAACATCAGTAAAGGATTTGGCAGTGCAAAAGAATTTGTTTTGCCGGGTGAAGATGGCGTTGGCTTGTATAAGAATCTTATGGGTGGCGAAGAGCCAGTAATAGAAGCTATTGGGGATGGCACCTACTCAGTAGACGGAAAAATATTAGATTATCAAGAAATGTTAGAGTCAGGATTAATGGACCGTTCAGGTAATTTAATAGGCAGTGCAGGAGAAAGATTTAGTAATGCAGGCACCTCCTTTATGGATATGTTTAGAAAAAAACAAGGTGGTCAAAGCAAGCTTGGACTGCTTGAAGATTTATTTAAAGGCAAAACTTCAGACTTTTCTAAAGAAAGAACTGGCGATGGCAAAGGCGGCTTAGGTAATGCAAGTATAGCAGGTCTAGCAGGAATAATTGCTAAACTGGCTTATGACGAAGCCAAGGACTTTAAAGGCGTACCATTAACACCATTAACAACTATGGACCCACTAGGCAGATATAATGTAGCTGCTGAGGTTGCTAGACAAAAAGGTGAGGCAATGCCAAGCAGAGTAGAATACGGTTTAAATCCAAGCACATTACCAGTATTACAAGGTGGAAAACCTAGAGGTGCTGCCCAAGGTGGCATCATGGCTTTCGCAGAAGGTGGAGCTGTAGCAATGGCTGAGGGTGGTGAACTACCAATAGACCCTGCAAACTTTCCTGTAATGGACGGTCAAATAGATGGACCGGGTACTGAAACATCAGACGATATACCTGCAATGCTTTCAGACGGTGAGTTTGTAATGACAGCCAAGGCTGTAAAAGGTGCAGGTGGCTTTAACGTAGCAGCCAATGATAGTAATGGCATAGTTACACTAACGCCAAACGGTGAGCCAAGCCGTGACTCAGGCACAAGAGTTATGTATAAACTAATGGAACACTTCGGGAGCGTAGCATAATGGCAGAAGAACAAGGACCACTAGCAGTAGATGTACAACAACAATTTAGAAGCCTAGACCCTGCAACAAGAGAACTTTTCTATGGCTCAGGTATTCCCGGCACAGATTCTTACAACCCCGGCTTTCTAGGTCAAGCATTTCAGGCTAGTAACAGAACATTCTTTGATGAGCAAGGCAATCCGTTGGTCACTCCTCAAATGGTTGCAGGACTATCTCCTGACCAACAAAGAGCCATACAGTTATCAAGAGATGCCACAGGCATACAAACACCTTTTATAGAAGAGGCAGGACAATCCTATCAATCAGGATTACAAGATTTATTTAGAGGCACAGACACAGCGAGAGGTCTTGGTAGAGAGGCTCTAGGAAGCGTAGCAGGTGGTGTTGGACAAGAACAAGCGTTTAGAGAGCAAGGCTTAGAGTCTTTATTTGGTGGCTTAGGTGAAGCTCAGGGCATAGCTAGAGGTGCAGAAACTCAATACGGTGCAGGTCTAAACGAGGCTAGTGACTTTTTAAGACAAGGTGGTACTGGTAGATTTAACCAAGGAATGACTCAGGATTTCTACGACCCATACGAACAAGCAGTAGTTGACCAAACCACAAGAGATGTCATGAAAGCAGGTGCCAAACAAGACATAGCTGCTAGAGCATCGGACATAGGTACAGGTGGTGAATCAGCATTTGGCTCAAGAGCAAGACTTGGTGCTACAGAAAGACAAGAAGCTTTAGGTAGAGGTTTGGGTGAAGCCATAGGTGGTATAAGAAGCAGAGGCTATCAACAGGCACAACAATCAGCATTGGGTGAATTTGGTAGACAACAACAAGCACTTACAGGATTAGGTGGCAATCTATCTAATGTTGCAGGACAAAGAGCAGCAGGCATGAGAGGACTTGGTTCTACGCTTGCAGGTTATGGTCAAGCAGGACAACAAGCTTTATCACAAGCAGGACAAAGTGCCTTAGCAGGACAACAAACATTAGCCAACCAATTAAGTCAATTAGGTGGTACAGAAGCACAAATAGGACAACAAAGACAACAAGCACAATTCGGTGCAGGTAGTGCTATGTCAGGATTGGGTTCACAAGCACAACAAGCTGCACAGGCTGATATACAAAGAACATTAGGCATAGGTGGATTAACACAAGGACAACAACAATCACAACTAGACGCACAAAGAGCTAACGCATTACAACAACAGATGGCTCCAATGCAACAAATGCAGTCGTTGCTACCTTTTGTACAGTCTGTACCTGCAGGATTTAGTCAGACAGCTACAACTTATGGTGCAAAACCATCTGCTTTAGGTGCAGGTCTTGGTGCAGGTTTATCAGCATTAGGTGGCTTAGGAAGTTTCTTTAATCCGCCACAAACCAACTATAATATTCAACAATCCACATGACTATAAGCAGAATGGGTATATCTTCGTTAATGGGTTATCAAGACGGTGGTGGCGTAGAAGATGAAACAGTTACAGACGGTCTTGTAGATGAATCAAATAAAAAAGAAATTCAAGATGGAACATTTGATATGAACCAATTGACAAATTTATTAAAACAAAATGATATGCAGTTTCAATTTAAACAATATAGAAATATGTTGAATGACATAGCTCCGCCAAGACCAAGGGCAACAGGATATGATTTAGCATCTGCCTTGGGTCAAGGATTGCTAGCAGAACAATCACAAAAATTTGGCTCATTGGGTAGAGGCTTGGGTGCAGGCTTTGCACAATTCAACGCACTGCAAAAAGAAATAGATGCAGAAAATAGAAAGAACAAGCAAGCAAGAGATATGACAGCCTTTGGTCTTGTGGCTAATAAGAAAAAAGCAAATGCTCCATCTGCAAAATTGTCAGAAATGTTTGTAAATGATAATGGTCAATTTTATAAATCCACTCTCGTAGGCGATGATTTTATTTTTACAGGACCTGAGGGAGATTTTTCATCACAAGAGTTTTATGAAAAATTCAAAGGTACTAATATGAGACCAACGGTAGCCAGTGAAAACGCTAGGTATATACCAAGTTATGACCAAATGACTAAAGCTGCAACAGTTATGAATGATGAGCGAAGGTCTTTAAACGCCTTAGACGCTTATGTCAAAGCAAGAGTAGAAGGCGGTCAGGGTGTGGATTACTTTGCTAATGACATTATAAGGATTGTAAAAACATTAGCTGATTCAGAAGGTATCTCACCACAAGAATTAGCACAGGGTATGGCAGCAGGTAAGTTTCAAGGTTTAATCGGTAAGTTTAGAGTTGAGATAGTAGGACCGGGTGTTATGACCGAGTTTGATGCTCAAAGAATTATTTTAGCATTAGGTGGAGAGCCGGGTGCTTTACAAAATGTTACAGTAATGAAAAATATTATGCGTGGTATCTTTGCTAACAAACAAGAAAGATATAATGAAGCGAGACAAGCCTACAACATTGGAGCAAGGTCAGGTAGGTTTGGAAAAGATTATAAAGTACAAGAACAATTAAAATGGGACAATTCTATTTTTGATTTTGACTTTAAAAAAATGAAACCTGAAGAAGCTACAATTGAAGAAAATAATGAAAAGGAAGGATATCAAATTTGGGTGTTCCCTGATGGCAAAAGACAAAAATGGTTCAAAACTGGTGCTATGTACAATCTAGCTCCTTCAAGCAACAAAACTATAAATGTAGGAGACTTGACATAAATTATGGACCCGATACAAAGCAGGTTAAAAGATTTCTACACAGGTGGCGAAACACAAATTGCAATTAATGAGTGGCTTAATAAAACCAGTGGAGATGCAGGCACGCCATGGAGGTCAGATGACATACCGGGGCTGCGTTCTACAATAAACCAAGAGATTGCTAGAATCGATAATCCATCTGAAGCACAATTACAATTGCAGGCATACCTTAATGAAGCAGAAAGTGGTGTGCGTGAAATGGCAGCACAAGGACTGACGTTTAACCTTGCAGATGAAATTAAATCAATAGGTAGTCGATATCCTTCAGACTTTTATCTTGCAGTAGAAAATGATGCTATGGACACATATAAAAGATTGAACCCAATTAAGTCATCATCCGCTCAAGTAGGCGGTGCTTTTTTACCAATGGTTGCATCTGTTGCTACTACCCAAGTTGCTAAAAAATTGCCATTTACTCCCAAGGTTCCACTATATATACCACCCGGTGTAAAGGTAGCAAAAGATGCTGTTGTGGCAGCAACAAGAAAATTAACAAAAAAACTTAATCCTTTCCAAAAGGGTATAGCAAAGTCAGGGGTTTACGGTACAGCTTATTCAATGGGAGATGACGAAGGCTCTATGAAAGAAAGGGCTTTAAAAATGAAACCTTATATTGCCGGTGTGACTGCTCTACTCTTGTCTATACCTAGCAATTTGGTTACGCAAAAAATTTTTAGCAGTTTAGCTGATAGAATTTCTAAGTTTCCTAGTAAAGACAGGGGTGAGGAAATAGCTTACAACATGGTACTTGAGGCAATGGAAAATGATGCAGGAACAGTAGAAGAAGCTTTAGTACAAGCAGTAAATGCTATGAATAAGGGTAGAAGTTTGACTGTAGCTGATATAAGTACAAGTTCAGCAGATTTGTTAGATATGGTAAATATGGTTCCAAGTAAATTAACAAAGCAATCAAGACAAGTTTTGCAAGACAGACAAAGTGGAAGATTTGGAAGACTGCAAACAGATTTACAAAACGCCTTTGGAGCTGAAGCAGGTTATTACGAAACAATAAAATTACTACAAGAAGCAAGAAGTGCAGATTCAGCAGGAATGTACGAAGCTGCATTTATAAATGCAGAAACAGGTGAAGACAAAATGGTTGGTCTTAATGACGAATATATTGTTAATATTGGTGGTGAGGATATGCCAATGACATTAAACAAATTAATGCAAAGACCTGTAATGAAAGATGCTTACCTAAGAGGCTCAAGGATTGCAGCAAATAAAGGCATAGTATTACCTAATGTAGAATTTACAGCAGAAGGTATGGTCATTTTAGAAGGAGAAAACAAGGGTCTTGGTATTGATGCTTTTAATTTTGAGTTTTTGCATTATATGAAAGAAGGCTTAGATGACTTAATTTCGACTGCAAACAATCCGCTAGCAACTGAATCCTCAGCAGGAAGAACAGAGTTGAGAGGCTTTATGGAAAATAAAAATGCATACCTACAAATTTTAGACACCAACCCTGAATACAAAGCAGCAAGAAAAGTTTTTGCAGGTCACATGGCTACTGCTGATGCTTTAGAAATGGGCAAAAATATTTTTAATCCGTCATATACTAAAAATATAGATTTGACTGAAATGGTAGCCGCATACGGACCATCCGAAAAAGAAGCTTTTACCAATGGTGTCTATCATGGTCTTGATGAAAAATTAGCAGAAACATCTGAAAGACAAAATTATGCAGGAAAGCTTTTATATACACCTAGAACAAGGTCTTTAATGAAGTTAGCTTTTGATGGCAGTGAAAAAGAATTCAACCTATTCATGGATAATATGGTGACAGAAGCAGATGCAAGAGCCTTAGAAAATAAAGTATTAATGGGCGCACAAACAGAAGGCAGAAGGACAATGAAGGAAAAATATCAAAGCATGACGAAAAGAGCTTTATTTCCTACGGACCTTGATACTTTTGATAAAGCTTTAAGATTTGCTATTAATTTAGATTTTGAACTATTGACTCAACAACAAGATATAGAATTTGCTGATACCGTAAAAAGAATCCTTACAACCACAGAACAAGATAGATTACAGCAAGAATTAAAAAGAGGTTTTACTTTGGGCGAGGCATGGGTTAGAGCAGGTGCTGCACCAAAATGGGGTGCTTTTTTCAAAGGTTTAAGCGAGATAGATGGCTCACCTTATGTAATAGGAGATGTTGCAAGTCAATTAACAGACTTTGCAGAAAGCTCATCTATGGTTGATTTTGATAAATATGATAAAAAAATAAAAAATACTTTCAACAGTCTTATGAAGAAAGAAAGCCTTGACAGTGCAAGTCTGGACAACTTTAATAGAACAGTACCTAGCTCTGTAGCAGATAAAGTAAAGCCTAAAGAGAAGCAAAACTTAGCAGATAGACTAGACACAATGTTGGCTAATGTAAGTCAATCAAACATGCCACTGGTACCACCAGTGACTGCTGTAACACCACAGTCCATGATTTCAGAAACAGTATTGCCCAACCCTAAAGATAGAGAATTGGCTGAACGCCTTAGAGCAAATAAAGGTGGGATAGGTGGGTTGGCTTAGTCTTCTTTAATAACTTCTTTATGATTGTTCTCAACCATTAGTCGTATTTGGTCTATCTTCTTTCTTCTTTCTGAAGCACATATTTCTTCTAACATTTTATATGTTTCTAAATCTACTGTTAGTGTCCTATATCCTTTGTTGTAATCACCCATTTAAAACTCCTGCTTTAGTTGTTGATTGTTAATTATAATTCATTACAATAGATTGTAACACTATTTATTATGAAAATTCTGCACAATATCAAAATTCCTTTATCAAGCAATAAAGACATACAAAAGATAAAAAGAAAAACAGCTAAGCCTATAAGTCATGGAAACAAGGTATGGAACTCTTCTCTTACTATCATAGATTTCTTGTCTCGATATAATTTACAAAATGTAAATACAGCCATAGATATTGGATGTGGTTGGGGTTTGGTTCTTGCCTACCTAGAAAAACAGAACATAGATTGTGGTGGCATTGACATAGATATAAATACAAAACCCTATGTTGATGTAGTAAATAAATTAAACAACACCAGTGTTGAAGTTTTATACATGGACTATAAAGAGCTACCAAACAAAGCATTTACAAAAATAGATTTAATTATTGGTTGTGATATTTGTTATTGGGAGGACCATATTTCTAATATTGTAAAACTAACCAAGCAGGCTAAGTGTCCAATACTAATAGCTGACCCCGGAAGAGATACCTTTTGGGAATTAACAGAGAAGGTAAATGGCAACCTTCATGAGATTGTATTAAAGAAACCTAGAGCAGTTCGTGGATATGTCTACGAAATACTGCCATAAAATAAATGTAATAAAGTGTTGTAAAGTGTTGCAATATACATTCAGTTATATATAATAGGGGTATATTAAATAAAAGGAGTAATTAATATGAGACAAAACAAATACATAATAAAAACATTAAAAGCAGTAGGCTTTAAGGCTGTTTACAAAGGTGAGGTTGGCATGGCAGGTTTAAGCAAGCACGGTCACAATAATGGCTACTACCATTTTGTTAGCGATGCTACAGGCATCTTAGAAAAAGCACCAATCAAAGAAGTAAATCAGGAGGTGGCGTAATGAAAAACAAACAAATACAGCTACACAAAGAATGGGACGAAGATGTAGACTTTGCAGTAGGTAAGTTAGAAATGCTTATAACAAAACTTAACCAAATTAAAAATCAAGCATCTATGAATGGATTGCATGATTTGGATTTACCTAAAGCATTAGATAATTTTGCAGAATACGAATTAAACGAATTGCATAATTCATTAGGGTCAGTTTTCCAAACTGTTGGTGCTGTTTATGAGAGGGGTGAATAATGGAAGCATATAATACCGAAAAGGTCCAAAAATATTTAGATAGAATTGATGCTCTAAATGATGAGTGTGAAAAC